ACGCTTGTTACGTTTAAGTTTCAGTCGTTGACTGATGGCGGCGTGCCACGGTTCCCGTCATTTCTCAGGGTGGCGTAATGGGCAAAGGCAGGAAGCCGGTAGCCAAGGCGATCTTGAGCCTGCGAGGGTCACGCATTCGCGGGCCGCACAAGACAGGCATCGACGCACCGCCGGGGATTCCAGACCCGCCGTCATATCTGTGCGAGATCGGGCAGACCGAGTGGGCACGTATCGTGCCGATGCTTGAAGCGTCCAAGGTGATGAGCATGCGACACCAGCAGACGCTGGCCTGTTACTGCGATGCCTTTGCGGACATGGTAAAAGCCGATGCCGAGTTAAAGCAGCACGGGGCCACGTTCATGGACGATAAGGGCCGCGTGATGAATCACCCGGCGTGGTATCGCAAAAAGGATTCGCGGTTGCACATGCTCCGGTTTGCGGAGCAGTTCGGCTTGACCGCATCTGCACTTTCAAGGGTTTCTGCCGTTGACCAAGGCCCGCAAGCAGACGAAGACGACGCCCGCATGTTCGCTTGATGCGAAGGCTGCTGATATTGCGGTGCGGTTCTTTGAGGAGAACCTCACCCACAGCAAGGGGGAACTCGGCGGCAAGCCGTTTCTACTTGAGCCGTGGCAGAAGGAATACATCTCCACGCTGTTCGGCACGATGAACGGCAACGTTCGTCAATTCAGAACATCACTGCTGGCAATCCCGCGAAAGAACGGGAAGAGCACCCTATGTGCTGGCATCGCCTTGAAGCTTCTTTTCGATGGCGAACCCGGCGCGGAAATCTATTCGTGTGCCGCCGATCGTGACCAAGCCCGCCTGGTGTTCGAGATGGCGAAAGTCTGCGTGGAGAACTCGCCCAAGTTGCGGGGCAGGCTGCGGGTGTTCCGTAACTCGATCGTCCGCGAGGACACGCATTCCACGTACAAGGCACTGTCGGCCGAGGCGTTTACGAAGCACGGGTTAAACGCGCACGGAATCATATTCGATGAACTGCACGCGCAGTCCGACCGTGAACTCTGGGATGTTATGACCACCTCGACGGGAGCCCGGCGGCAGCCGCTGTGCGTGGCGATCACCACGGCAGGCTTTGACCGCAAGAGCATCTGCTGGGAGATCTGGAAATATGCCCTGGCTGTGCAGGACGGGGCGATCAAAGATCCCACCTTCCTGCCTGCGATCTACGCCGCCGATCCTGAAGACGATTGGACGAAGGCAGCGACGTGGAAGAAAGCGAATCCGAACCTTGGCGTGAGCGTAAAACTCGACGACCTGCGGGTGCGGTGCAAGCGGGCGCAGGACATGCCCAGCGAGGAGAACACCTTCCGGCGTCTGCACCTGAACCAGTGGACAGAGCAGGATACGCGGTGGCTGCGGATGGATCATTGGGCGCAGGGCAACGAGCCTTGCCCGGTGATGCTCGACGGCCGTGAGTGTTTCGCGGGGCTCGATCTCGCCAGCACGTTCGACACCACCTGCTTCTGCTTGCTGTTCCAGTTGGATGATGGCCGGTTCTGGGTGGAGCCGCACTTCTGGATACCTGAAGAGAACATGCGGGAGCGGGTGAAGCGGGATCGTGTGCCGTATGACCAGTGGGCGAAGGAAGGGAAACTCCACCTGACGCACGGGAACGTCACCGACTTCGACCAGGTGCGGGCCGACATCATGGTGCTGACGAAGAAATACAACGTCCGCCAGGTGGCGATCGACCGCTGGAACGCCACGCAGCTGTCAACGCAACTGCAAGGTGATGGCGTGAACGTCTTAGGCTTTGGGCAGGGCTATGGCTCAATGAGTGCCCCGGCCAAGGCGTTAGAAGGTCTGGTGGTTGGCGGCAAGTTGCTGCACGGCGGGCATCCGGTGCTGGCGTGGCAGGCGTCGAATGTGGCGATTCAGAGCGATCACGCGGGAAACATCAAGCCCAGCAAGCAGAAATCCAACGAGCGAATCGACGGCATCGTGGCCCTGACTATGGCCCTTGGCATCCACGCGACATCGACGGCACCAGCGCCCGAACAATCCTGGGACATCATGAGCATATGAGTACCGAACAAGCCGTACCCGATTTCAAGATGTTCGACCTTCGCGGGATCGACTGGACCGATGGCGGCAGCAACCGCACGCCGTCAGGCATCCGTGTCACGGCCGACAACTCGATGGCGTGCTCTGCGTACACGGCTTGCATTCGCGTCATATCGGACGCGGTATCGTCGCTGCCGCTGCACGTCTACGAAAGGCTTGCCAACGGTGGCAAGGCGAAAGCATCGAGCCATCCTGTCTATCGGTTGCTGCACACGCAGCCGAATCCGTGGCAAACGGCGCAGGAGTTCAGGGATTGGATGACGGGGATGTATCTGCACTACGGGGCTTCCTACGCCGAGATTCGCCCAGGTGCTCGTGGTGCCATCTCGGAGTTGTGGCCGCTGCACCCCAGCCGGATGGAAGCCGAGCGGCTTGAGGATGGCACCCTCCGCTACCGATACCGGGAGCCGAGCGGCAAACAGACGATCTACAGCCAGAGCCAGATATTCGCCCTGCGGTTCACCACAGAGGACGGCATCAAGGCGATCCCCACGTACAAGATCTTCCAGAACGCTATCGGGCTTTCGCAGGCTCTTGAGGCCCACGGTAGCACGTACTTCGGGAACGGTGCCCGGCCCGGCATTGTCCTTGAAAGTGAGAACCCGATTCCGGTGGAAGCCGCCGAGCGTCTGCGTGAGCAGTGGGAAAGGATGCACCGTGGGGCAGATCGTGCCTTCCGAACGGCTGTCCTGCCCAACGGCGTGAAGGCCCACGAACTCAGCGGCAGCAATGAGGCGGCCCAGTTCCTTGAGACGCGGCAGTACCAAGTCATCGAGATTTGCCGGGCGTTCCGCGTGCCGCCCCACATGATTCAGGATCTGACCCGATCGACCTACTCGAACATTGAAGTGCAAGGCACGGAGTTCGTGCAGCACTGCCTGCTGCCGCACCTGAAGCGGTGGGAAGCGGCGATCAGCCGCGACCTGATCGTGGACGACGAAACGTATTTCGCCGAGCACAGCGTTAGCGGCCTGCTTCGTGGCGACCACGCCAGCCGATCGGCCTACTACGTGTCAGCGTTGCAGAACGGTTGGATGACAGTGAACGAGATCCGCGAACTGGAGAACCTAAACCCGATCGGGCCAGAGGGCGACAAGCACTTCGTGCAACTCAACATGACCACGCTGGATAAGGTTGGGCAGCAAGCACCGGCAGCGGAGCCGATGCCAGAGCCGCCAGCCGAATACGAGACAAGCCCGGCGGATGACGCCGAAGACCAGGCCGCACAGGAGGACACGCCAGATGGAAATTGAACGCCGCGACTTCGCCTTTGAGGACGACAACGAACTGATGATTGAAAGCCGTGCCGATGGCCGGGCCGCCATCATCGGCTACGCTGCCGTCTACAACCGCTTGTCGCTCGATCTGGGTGGCTTCAGGGAAGAGATCCTGCCGGGAGCCTTCGACAAGATACTGAGCCGCCAGAGGGGCAAGGGCGACGTGGTGGCACTGTTCAACCACGATTCCAATATCGTGCTGGGCCGTTCATCTTCTGGCACGCTTGAACTCTCCAGCGATGACAAGGGGCTGAAGTACGTGGTGACGCCACCCGTCAGCCGGGCCGACGTGCTCGAACTGATTCAGCGGCGCGACGTGCGGGGCAGTTCGTTCGCCTTCACGGTGGACCCGAAGAATGAATCCTTCCGCACTGGCGAGGACGGCAAGGCCATCCGCCAGATCCGCGAGGTATCGGGACTCTACGACGTGGGGCCGGTGCTCAACCCGGCCTACCCTTCCACGTCTGCATCTGTTGCCCTGCGTTCCTACGAAGCCTGGCTGGCAACACAGGAAACGCCTGCCGCCCCCGAGGTGGTTGCCGAGATTGCCAAGCGTTCGCTGGTGCGTGATGCCGCTGCGGCATGGACTCTGAGGCTGCGAAATGTCTGAAGTGCGGTGCCAGTGCGGTGAGCGTCTGCGGACTCGTTCCAGCCGCCCGGTTGGCAACGAGCGGCAGCGGTACATGCGGTGCCCGAAGTGCGGGGCACGCGGAACTTGTTTTGTCCAAACAACACATTCCGAAGTGCGGTACTGCAAGACACGCACTGACCGGCAATAGCGTGAACTCCACGGCAATACCGCCGCTGGAGATTACGCACATGGACAATCTGAAGAAGCTTCAGGACGAAGCGGTTTTGCTTGCCAACCGGATCGACGCAGTTCGTGCCATCGAAGGCGACGAAGACAAGATCGCGGAGCGCGACCTCGAACTGGAAACGCTGAACAAGCGTGCTGGCGACCTGTCGAAGAAGATCGACTTTGAGAAGACGATTGCCGACTCGGCCAAGAACCTGCGTTCGGTGGTCGAGCGTTGCAGCCCGGCACCGGAAGTGACCGAAGAGCGGAAGGCTGACCGCATCGAAGCGGTTCCTTTCTCCGGTCGGCTCCGTGCGTTTGAGAACGCCAAGGACGCCTACTCGGTTGGCATGTGGTTCAAGGCCAAGAGCGGTGACGCCGAGGCCCGTCGGTGGTGCCAGGATCACGGCGTCGAGGCTCGTGCCCAGGGTTCGACCGGCAGCACCACGGGTGCGGCCTTCGTGCCCGATGTTCTGTCTTCGACCGTCATTCGTCTTGTTGACGAGTATTCCGCCTTCGCTCAGAACGCACAGAACGTGCAGATGCCGAGCGACGTGGTGCTGTTCCCGCGTCGGACTGCCGGTGCCACCGCTTACTGGATCAACGAGAACGTGGCGATCACCGCCAGCGATCCCACCAGCAACCAGGTGACGCTGACTGCCAAGAAGGTCACGGGTGCGGTGACGATTGCTTCGGAACTGCTTCAGGACTCGATCGTGTCGATTGCCGACTGGATCGCGGCTGAACTGGCTTTGACGCTTGGCAACGCCGTGGAAGACGCTGCGTGGAGTGGCAACCCGAGCAACGCACCAGCGGTTGCCGGGCTCGTCAGCACCTACACGGGTGGGCTTCTGGCTGCGTCTGCTGCCACCTATGCCGCCTCGCTGGTGACGGCTGCCGGTGACACGCCCGACGAAGTGACGAAGGCGAACCTGCTGGCCATGATGGCCAAGGTTCCGCAGCACTCGCGTCAGGGTGCCAAGTGGTTCTGCAGCCCGTTCTTCTTTGCGTCCTGCATGCAGTCGCTCGATCTCGCCCAGGGCGGTTCGGTCGGACTCTCGCAGGGCATGGGCCTCACCTTCCTTGGCAGCCCGGTGGTTCTCACCGACCGGCTCCCGAGCGGTGCGGACTCGACGGGTGTCATCATGGCGCTGTACGGCAACATGGCCAACAGCTCCTACTACGGCGTTCGGCAGGGCATCGAGATCGCTTCGAGCGACCAGGTGAACTTCCTGAGCGACCAGACGGTGATTCGCGCCGTGGCTCGCGTGGCGATCACGCACGCCAACCTTGGCACTGACACCGTGGCTGGCCCGATGATCGGCCTTGTGGGTGCGTGAGCCTGACGGCTTGACGAGTGTGCAATCTTGAGCGGGCGGTTCCATACGGGGCCGCCCGCTCTCTTTTTAAGGGTTGCCCATGCTCGTCAAGGTAGGTGGCACAGAGGCCGACATCCGGGTGGAAGCCGTGCTGTCGATGCCCAGGCTCTCGTTTACGGCGAACCACTTCGCGTGGGCTCAGGCACTCATGCCGCTGGGCATTCGCCCCACGATGGGCACTGGTGCGTTCTGGGATCAGGTGAACACGCGGGTGATGGAACAGTTCATCGACAAATGCGAATACCTGCTGACGATCGACTACGACACGTTCTTCACCAAGGAAGACGTGGAACACCTGTTCGCAATGGCAATGACTTTCCAGTGCGATGCCATTACCGGGCTGCAAACGAAGCGGGAGGACGGCAGGCCGATGCTGACTCTGAAGGGCACGCTCGACAATCCACCCAAGGACGGCACCACAAGCCTGCCTGCGTCGTGGTTTGCCGAGCCTGTGCAGGAAGTCGATACGGCACACTTCGGCCTTACCGTGATCTCTACGGCGGCCCTGAAGCGTGCGAAGAAACCTTGGTTCCTTTCGACGCCCGGCCCTGACGGTTCGTGGAACGAAGGCCGCGTCGATCCCGACATCCACTTTTGGCGCAACTGGCGAGAGAGTGGCAACCGCGTCTACATCACGCCGCGCGTGGTTCTCGGCCATGGCGAATACGTGGTGACGTGGCCGGGGCAGAACCTTGGGCAACCTGTTTTCCAGTGGACTACGGATTTCACGAACACCAGCAAGCGACCCGACACTGCATGGAGCGTGCCCCAATGACCAAACTACGAATACTGCGGCCTTTCCGTTCCTACCGCACCGGCCAGGTGGTAGAGATCCCCGG